CCCATATACTTGGCATGCCACGTCTGTTTTCTGGCATTAGTGTTGCGCCTGCCGTTTGTGTCTCAAACGTTTGCAACACTTCGTATCGTGTCAGGTCCGTGCCGTCACCGTAGCGTCCACCATTTGCCTGTTGCGTGTGTGTGACAACAGCGGCGTCGCCAACTCTGGCGCGGATTTCTGACACTGCGGCGCGGACGCGCTGCTCTGAACAGCCTGTCGCGTTCATGATATCGCGTGTCGTAGCACCATCGAGCGCGCGCATCATGGCATATTGAACGCCAACACGGGAATTGGCGCGAAATGGTGATACAGGCGTTTCTGTAACAATTGCTCGGCTTCCGTGCTCGATACGCTGGTCACATGTCCAACTCACAAGATTGACAAGGAAATGGCACCAATTCCAGATTTTCACAGCGTCAATCGTGCCGGAGTGCTGGCGAAATTCAATTGTACCGCGTGACCATGTTTCTAGATTGATTGACGAAAATTTGCCGTGCGTCGCGCCTGACAAGCCGCTAATCGTATCTGCTGCTGCAATACGCTCTGGTGATAGCGTGTAGCAATATCTGTTATTGCGGCGTGACGCTGGCAACATGCTATTAATGACGTTCTGCTGCTCTGTATAGCGCAACATGATGTCCTTAACGATAGCAGCATCAAACGGCTCATCATGTGCATTCAGATACCGTCCTGTGCGTTCTTTGTGCAAAATGCTGTCGCCAGTGAAACGTGCCGCATGTGTATTATCTGCCAATGGTGCATTGCTAACATGGACGTGCAAACCGCACGCTGTGTTAACGGTTGCGCCTGCCATGTCAATTACATTGCAAATGCGTTGCAAATATTGAAACGCTGGCTGGCTGGTGCGTGGCTGCTCAAGATCCATTGCCAGCGGAGGCAATACAATTTCGCAGTCAACATTAGGCGTGCCGTCTGGTTTGCATTCAACACCTTGAATGCCAGCGTTATCTAATTCTTGTCTCGCTGCTCTGATTGCCAAGCCAGATGTTTCCATTTCAATTCCAAATGATACAGTCATGATTATGCCTCTACTCTTTTGTAAGTGTTATTTGAGTAGGTGATTTGAATTCCGCGGTTGCGAATTTCACAAATTGAAGCGCGAATTCTTGTCGAGCTTTGTCCTGTTGCATTCATCAATTCCTCAAGCGTTGCGCCTTTTTGGATTAGGTGAAAAACAATCTGTATTTTTGTAAGTGTCATTTTGATACTCCGTTTGTCTAGATACACCCCTTAAAAACAAATATATAGATATTTATGGGATGTTCAAGTGTTTTATGGGATTTATCCCAAACAATTGTTCGGCTTATTGTTTTACGCTGGCATTGCCAGCCGTCGAAAAAACGATTTTTTTCAGAAAAAAAGAACGCATGTATGTATGTGTGTATGTGTGTGCGCATAAAAAAAGGGATATAGTATATATACCATACCCCGATCCCGAATCCCCGAAGCCCGATCCCCGAAGCCCGAAAGCCCGACCCCGAAGGGTCAGGCCCGATTGATTAGTAGTGGCTCCATTCGATTAATATCCTAACCAAATCAGAACTTCTTGAGCGTTATACTCTTTCTTGTCTCCGCAATCTTTTAAGAACAATTCAAAATCATTGTCATCTAAGTTATGATTGTACTTAATTTCATGCCAAGCCTGAGACTTTGTAATTGTTACCCCTTCAGCACTTTCATAATAAGTCATTGTCTTTCTCCCAGTAAGGGTAGGGCCGAAGCCCTACTGATTAAAACTTAGCTACCCAATTGCCATGATTATCTTTCTCATAGGCGAACTCATGCGTATCAATCATATGAGCAAACGCATTTGGATCAGAAATATCACGAAGAAGATTCTCAAAATATGTTTGCCAATAATCGACTGACTCTTGATTCTCCCATCGCGTACCGCCAAAATTAACATTTACAGCAGATAGCATCATGTTATCAAAGATCGCCTTTGCAATGTCGATCTTTCCCTCTTCTGGTTTGTACTCTTTATATAGTTTAATTTTTGCCATTGTCTTTTTCCTCATAACTAGACTGTGATCCCACATTATCCCATACATTATTATATGTCAACACAAAATATAAAAAAAATTATGACTACCGGGAAGATTGTTCCCCGGGAAGATTCGCGGACAATTGTTCGGGTTATTGTTCCGGGGAGAGTTCACCGGGCGTCGCTCGTGAACCGGGAGCGTCGGGTTGCAACCGGGCAGTCACGAGAGTACAATTGTTCGGGATAGGTGCCCCGGTACCCCGAACCCGAACAAGTTTATCCCGACCCCGGCCCGAAAAAGCCCGATTCGCTGAGAGCCACGGAGAGCGCCTGTGAGTAACCCGAACAAATTTTCGGGTACCCGACCCCAAAAAAACCCGAAACCCCGACCCGACGGCCCGCTCTGGGGCGCTGGAGGCGGGCGGAAGCCCCTCCCCTCCAAGCGCACCCGCTATTCTGCGGCTTCGCCGCTATCGTATGCTACTTCGATTTGTTCGGATTCTGTGGGATTTTCTGCTGGTGTTACGTCAATCATGCGATTTTTAGCGCGCTCCATGAATTCTTGTAGCTGCTGAACGATTTGTTCGCGGCTCATGTTGTCAACATGTTCATGCGTTACATGGCTACGCGCTACCATGAGGCCAGTCACCTTTAAGCGTAGTTCTTCGGCTTTGATTGCTGCTGAGAAGTTCCCCTGTTCCCAAGCTTCGTCTCGCAGGCGCTGCATGTCTCGGACTGACTTGGTGATGGTCACGCCGTACTTGCTTTCGAGTTCCTGCCGCATTTCTTCCATTCGTTCTTTAACGACTGGGTTGTTGAGAAGCTGGACGGCTCTTACGTTCGGGTTGGCGTATCCTGCTTCTCTGGCTGCTGCGGTTTGCGTCATGTCTTTGTGAATGTAGTTATCCAGAAACTTCTGCTGTTGCGGTTGCAACCTTCGCCCGCCCTTTTGTACCTGCTCCCCGACTTTTGGCATTTTGCTACCCGAACAATTTTACGACTTGTGACCCTGCTGCTATACTACCCGAACAAGTTCCGGCGTCAAGTGCTATAGTTCCCAAAACATCCCAAGACTGCTTTTTGTTGCCGTCACTTTATCACCGCTGCCTGTGTCCTATCTACTCCAAGGGGGGTAAGGTATATATACCCCCCTTTAGGGGGGGAGTCATTTTTGGAGTAAATAAACCATTGAAAACATTAACTTTTTTACTCCAAAACGGCTTTTTGGACCATTTGGAGTAAACCACTTAAAATGTTGATTTTATTGAATTTTTTACTCCAGCTCCAAATACTCCAAGCTTTGGAGTAAATGTTTTTGGAGTAAATTATACATAAAATAATTTACAAAAAACTGTTGACAATCCCAAACAATCCCACATATAAGGGTGACAGTCTAGTAATGAGGAGGACATAAAATGTCAGAATATAACGGCTGGAAAAACTACGAAACGTGGCTTGTGAACGTATGGTTCAGCGATAATTACAACGAATATTTTCTTGAGCGGTTCCGCGATGGTGAGTTGCTTGAGCCTGTTACGTGGGACATGGTTCGTTCGTATGTTGAGGACTGGGTTGACAACGACATCAACACGGAGAACGGCTTTATCGCTGATTTAGTCAACGGCGCGATGCGTGAGGTTGACTGGCGCGAGTTGGCGTCTCACGTTGAGGAAATGCTGAAATATGAAATGGAGAACGCGGCTTAGGCTGCGCTTTCCCCCATTCTAGCAAAGGAGAAGATATGTATTATCTAGCATATGGAATGAACACGAACCGCGAGGCTATGGCTGCGCGATGCCCGAAGGCCAAGCCTATGGGCGGCTTTTATTTGCCCGATCACCGTTTGACGTTTCGTGGTGTTGCTGATTTTCGGTATGATAGCGAAATGGTTTTACCTGTCGTTCTGTGGGAGATCACGCACGATTGCCTGAGAGCGTTAGACCGACTTGAGGGTTATCCGAATTTGTACGACCGCCGCAAGATCAACGGCGATTGGTTTATCTATGACATGAATGGCGACAAAAACGAGTTGTATACGCCTTCTGGTGGTTACTATCATATGATTGAGCAGGGTTATAGGGACTTTGGTCTTGATGATTGGTATTTACGCGCTGCGGCGAAAGATGCGGAGTTGGCAGCATGAGTACCGAATTAGAACAAATGATTCTGCGTTACTTGGCAGACATGGCAGATCGTGGAGATTACGAAGCGAAAAAGTTGTTTGAATTGCTTTCGAAGGAGTTAGCGGCATGAAGTACACAGTAAGAGTTGTAATGATTACCGTCCACAGTTGGACGGATGAGTTTGGACAAGGCGAACATCTTTTGAACAAAGGCGGCTATCGTATCGGAGAGTTCCCGACATTACAGGATGCGCTTGACGAGGTATCCGATCAATTTGGGGATTATGAGATTTCCGAAGATGGGATTGTTCAAGCGTCATTAATTGAAAACGCTGACGCGGAACCTGACCCGAAGGGCGACTATCTCGCGGATTATGACATTATTATTGAACGCGTAGAGCGCGTAAATGCAGAGGAGCTAGAAGCGGCATGATTAAGAAGCATGAGGACAAGATCATTTGCGCTGTGATTGCGATTTTGGCGCTTGGCTGGATTGCGGGAGTTAGTGCTGGATGGTTGTAAACTGCGACATAACCCGAATAAATTAGAAACCTCCGCCTGTTCGCAAGCGGGGGTTTTTTTTGTGCTGCTGAAGTAAGCCGAACAATTTATCGGCTTGCAAAAAGGATTTAAATACTGATTAAAATCCTGTTGACTTGGGAAAAATCCCAAGTTACAACAGTTTCAGTTCGTAGGATGCTCATTCTGTACCGGACTGCCTCATAAACTAGACGGCCCCCGACCCGAAAGAGTTGGGGGTTTTTTTTATAATTTTTTTTATTGACACTGTATAAATTATATTATATGTATGGGATATCTAGCATATGAAAGAGGAGTAAAATCATGGGTTTAGATATGTATTTAAGCGGCGATAAATATATCAGCCAATACGACACTACGCAGCGTGACGAGAATGGGATTCCTTTGGAGGTCAAGCGTCCTGTTGTTGATGGGTTTGAGGTTTCGTCTTATAAGTTGGATCTTGGTTATTGGCGCAAGTTCGCACCGTTGCATAAGTTTATTGTGCAGGTGTTTGCGAATGGCGTTGATGAATGCCAGCCGATTTATCTTGATGCTGATGATTTGCGCCGCATTGCGAATGCGTTGCGTGATGGTGGCTTGCCCGACAACGATGATTGCGCGGGGTTCTTCTTTGGTAATCCCGAGTTCTGGGATGAAGATCGGGCCGAGGGTGAAAAGCATGCGCAAGTTTTTGACACCGCTGCGGAGTGGGTTGAGAGCAATTCATGGAACACCGTGACCTATCAGGCGAGTTGGTAAGATGGATAATTTAAAATTTGATGCGGATAAATCTTTCAATGATGCAATGAAAACCATGGGTTGTTTTTTGAAAGATCATGAAGAAGAAGGCCCGATGGCTACGGTTAGTTTAGCGAGAGCATTGGGCGGATTGTTGGTTTTGACAGTGTCAGAGGATCAACGTGACATGGCTTTAGGCACTACGATTAGCCAGTTGTGTGACACGTTTACTGACTTTTTACATATGGAGATGAATGATGGGAAGGTTGAGTGATTATCAGATTGATCAAATGGAGACACCTATCATGGATAAGTGTCCCGAATGTGATGGGGAGGGCACCGTTTACTACGAGGTTGCCCGACCTCAAAGTTTTACCCGCAATATTGGTTACTTAGAGGAGGTTTCTCAAGTTTGCGAAAATTGTTCGGGTGACGGTCAAGTTGTTCGGATTTGCGAAGGTTGCCTGATGCCTGTGACGTTGGGCATGGGCCACGATGCAGAATACTGTGAGGAGTGCGAGGATGCATAGATATGTAAACCCGAAGATGCGCAAGGCTATGGATGAATCTTTAGCCTTGTTGCGTGATGCGGCGAAAGATTCGATTAAATACTATGAGAATCGTTACCCGAACAATTCGCCGCTTGGCTTGATTAAAGGTGATGTGAATAGCTTTGAGCGTGAGTTGCGTCAATGCATTGAGGATCATGTTTTCATGCCGTGGCAAAATCAATGGTTTGAGGAGAACAACTGATGGCGATTGCTGATGATACGATGTGCATGCATTACACGTTAGATCGTCTTGATGATATTAAGACGCAGACGGACTTGGATGAGTTTAAGGACGAGATTCGAAATAATCTGGAAGTTAACAGTCAATGGCGTTCAGTTAACCATTATAACCCGAACATTTCTGTTGCTGATGATCCTGATGATTTTGACGTTTACTCTGCGATTGACAATGTAAAGCGCAATTACATTGAGAGGGCATTGACCCGATCAAGGAACGTTGGCGAGGCTTCTAAGTTGTTGGGCATTCGTAATTACCAGACGTTACAGAATTGGATGGAAAAGTTGGGGATGGATAAATGTTAGAGTTCTTTACGGTTCTGATGATTGATTATGAAATGGCTGCGCATAATGCCGCACCTCTTGCAAGCATTGTATATGCTTCAGAGGGCCACTGTCAGGAAGTAATGGATCAAGGTTTAGCTGACCCGATTTACGATCATATTGTAAAGCTTTACGGTAATGATATTTATATGACATGCGTTGAAACGGATGTTGTTTCATCTGCGTTAAGACCGAGGGCAAGACCACAGGGAGGCAGCGATGGATGATCTTTGGGATGTTGTAAAGCAAGTCAAGAAGTTACAGCGTGAGGTAGATGATGCTGAGTGGGAGTGTGATACACGGCTTGCACATTTGGCGCGAGAGTTGGAGCATTTTAAGAGGCTGCAGGAGGAAGGCATAATTTATGAGCCTAAGTTCTGAGGAGATTGAGTACATTGTTTCGGGCTGGATTAAAGACCTGCCCGAACCAATAACCCGAATAAATGTGAGAGATATAATTTGCCAACTGCTGTATGAATTTGGAGTTCCGTCAAATCAGTTAGTTCTTATTATGTTGTTGATTTTAGATAAATATTCTTTGGATAATGTGGTTGAAGAAGCAAATAATATAGATTAGAAGTTCCTGCGAGGGGAGTCTTCACTGTAGCCAACATGAATTGTTATAGCCGAGCTTTTTGATATTTTTATCAAAACCCCTCACCATTAATCTATATCTTCTCTTGGTAGGCCATAGCGTTTTTGTGTTTCGACAATTGATTTATATTGCCGACCAAGCATGCTTGCGATTTCTAAAGTTTTCATATTTTTTTTCATCATTCGATTTATAATTTTTGCTGACTCGCTAATTTTTTCTGGGCGATTATTTTGACCACCTTTAGATCCGTTTATCTTTGATTGTTCAAAGTCTCTCATGTTGTACTTTGGTGCATTTTGTTTTTCTTCTATGACCAGATCTTGCCAACATTGTGCATATGCTTGTTCAAATGGTAGTCCCATTTGAATGAGTGCTTTTAATTTTTGAATTGGTTTCATTTCTTCTTCGTTCAAGTGCCCGCTCCAACATTTCTAATAAGGCGAGCATTTCTTCGCCTTGTTGTTTGCCATGAAAAAAGCCCATGCGCTTTCCGTCATAGATAAGCACATGGGCCTTACGTTTAAGCTGCTGTATTATAGCTGCTAATTCTACGTCCACCGAGCATCTCCTTTAAGGATAATTGCTGGTCCGACGATGCCTGTGCCACAAAGTTTTGTGGCTTCTTCGTTAAATGGCAAGTTTTCAAGCAAACCTTCTTCGTTTACGAGAATTTGCCAATCGGGATTTTCTGGCGATCTTACGAGTTCAACCAGCCCCCCGACAATTGCTTGCGCTTCCTCAAGCGTAGGTTGATTGTCTTCAAATACTGTAATCATAGCTTCTCCTTTTTCTAGATTAACTTGGGATAATTACCATACTATCCCACATTAGTCAACAATTATCTATCCAAATTTTGCCAAGCATTGTCACGTTCTTGTCTGTGCAATGAACCACCAACTACGCCAAGCCATTTACGTGGGCCGTTGCGCGTTGTTTTGTATTTATCAATACGACGATCATTCATTAATTTCTTAACTGTTTCCCCAATAGTGTTTTTACTCCAACGTTTTAGATTTGCTGCATTTAAGTCATCATCAGGAGCAGTTTGGATTGTTTCATATGCCGCGTCCATGCCACTTCCATGCGTCATTGGGATGCCATTAGCTTCGCGCTCTGCGACAAGGTTGAATAGATAATCGTTTCTGTCTTGAATAGACTGAGATACAGTTGCGGCCTGTCTTAGATCGACTGATCTGTCTTCAAGCAATCCTGTGTCTGGGTTTCTAATAAAGTTTCGAATCTCCCGATTTGCGGGGCCGTTTGATTTTACAACCGCGCCATCGAATACTGCATTGCGCGTATATGGGATGTTCAACTCTTTGCACCGTGTTTTTGCTACAGATGCATCGACTTGCCAAACAGCAAACGCTGCGCGAACGCCGTCAACGATAGCCGATGTACCGCGAATTAAGTTCCGCGCTTCTTCTGGCGTTGTGATTGGTTCCTTGTCTCTGATTTTTGCCATATGGTGATTGACGATCACCGTTGCGCCTGTTTCGGTTGCAATTTGCGCCAACAGACCCATGAAGGCTGCACCTGCTGCTGGATCAGCATTTACATCTGCATGAACAAATGAGGCCATAGGATCAACTACGATTAACGCGAGATCATCCATTTCAAGCATTTCTTCATAAATCTTTTCAAACTCTGAAGATGTTGCGTAGGTGTTATCGACCTTCATCATAATGGGAAACACACCGCCTTCGTTTGGTAGCGGCACAACGATAAGATCATGTGCATAACCCGAACGTTTGTTCTGCGGATCTAACCTGCTGATACGGCGATGCAGTTCGTTGCGATCATCTTCTGCTGATAAAATGATAGCTGTGCCGTGATGTGCAACCAAGCCACCGAACGCATTCTGCATGCCTTCGCCCGATGCGACTTTCATAGCTAAGTCGAGCGTCATCATGCCTTTGCCCGAATCTCCTGCGGCTGCAAACACCACTGGTACGCCGAGCGGAATGGTGTCGCCAATAAGAAACTTTTGCTCTGGTGCCCGACCTTGAAATTGTTCACTAGCAAGTAAGCTGCGATTTTTAAGAGAAAGCGCCTTCTTTACCTTGTGATCTGGTGCCTTGAGGAAGCTGGCAATGTCAAAGCCTTCTTCAATTGCATCTGCGGCGTCCCATTTTTTAGGCTTGCCCTTTGGTGGAACAAGCATAGTGATGGACCGCGCTCCTGCATTCTGAGCCAATTCTTGTACGATCTTAGATAGCTTTTGTCCTGCTTCGTCATTATCAGGCCAGATAATAACTTCTTTGCCCTGTAGCGGAGAGAAATCAAACTTGTGCTTTGTTTTGGGCGATAGCATGCCTGACCCGCCGATTGTGCATGTTGTTGTGTAACCTAGCTTTGTAAGTTCATCTGCGCACTTTTCACCTTCTACCCAAATAACGCGATCTGATTGCGCGATGTGTGGTAGATTATAAAGAGGGCGCGTTTCAGGCAGACGAGGAAACTGTCGAAATTCTTTTTTAGCTGCTCCGTCACTATCCCGAACAATTTCTCCGGTTTGATCTCTTTCTAGGTATCTTCTGACTGCTACAATGACTTCGCCATCTTCTGAGAGGTACAGATATTCGCCATCGTGTGGTGTATTGATGTCTATTACCCGGCGATACTTAATTTGTTCGGGTTGTACAGGATTTTGTACCGGGGATTGTACTGGGGGAGGTGAAGACATGTTCGGGTTAATTGGATTCATTGGCGGCTCTGGACGGCTCTGCTGCAAGAATGAAGAAAAATGTTCGGCTACATCTTTCATCTTCCAATTATAAGCTGCCATTAGGATTTTAGAGATGCCACCGATACCCTCGCCAGTATTAAAATCCATACCGCGCATGAAATTTGGACTCACTGGATCAATGTCGATCTTAAGTGATTGCCCCGCTTCGCCAGCCAATGAGCCTAGATAGAACTCATTTCTAACAACTCTCCCGTTTGGAAATGCGCGTTTAAGAGATTCAATCTGAACATATGACGGAACTTTTTCCGTAATTTCTGAGACTAAATCTCTTTGATTACTACCATATCCTGTATTGCCAACTACCCTTAATGACATTATATTGTCCTCATACCCATAAAACACTTCTTGACGGGGCTAGTTCTAGGACTGGCCCCTTCTTTTTATTCATCTTTCCAGCAAGTCTCCCGATACTCACAAAACTTGCAAAGAAAGAAGTCTTTGCTTTGTGCGACTCTTGGCAAGATGTCACCTGCCTTTGAAGCCGTCAAGATGTTTACGGCCTTGTCGCTTGCGATCTGAGCCAATTCGCGATTGTACGGCACTAATTCATAATACACTTCTGATGTATTTTTATTCACCACAGTAAACAGCGCAGGGTTCTCACTTAACTCCATATATGTCTGGTAAAGTGCGATCTGCGTTGCGTAAGTTGGATTTGCTTTTGTTACGCCCATACGAACAAATGCTTGAAACTTTTTGTCGTTAGCTGATTTGTTTTCCCATAGCGCAGGATAGTCCATTGCTACGGGACCGCCGCATATTACACCGTCGATGTGACCTTTTATTTGATCGTCCGCGATAGAGAAGCCAAACTGTTCGCCGTTTTTATCTTCTGTACGCAAATCAAATCCTGCATCTCTAAGCCATTTTGCTGCGTAGTCTTCGATTTCATGACCAAACTGAAAGATGCGTAATGTTTGTGCGCTAAACTCTGACCCCTCATCTTGAGGGTAATTCATAAAACGGTACTGTATCTTTCGGCTGCATTCATCACCGATACTAGATGCGCCAAGATACTTTCTGCGCTCACGCTTTTGCTCATTGCGCAAGATTGCTTCGTCTACTGCTGCCTTAATTGCTTCTGCTGTAGGATCAGAAGGGGATGCTTGTAGATGGGAAAGTGCCTGTTGACTTAAAGTATTTTTCCTCAAGGCTTCCAAC